TTCTTTCTGGTGATAATAGTTTTGTGGATAAAATTAGACAAATACCACTTACAAAAAAGAAAATACGAACATGGATAGAACATGATTTCATGGATGTTGCTCCCAATGAAGAAGCAAAAAGAAATTATCATAGGAATACAACATTGGTGGATTTATCCAACATACCACAAGACCTTAAAGACAAGATTAAAGAAAGTTATAAGACAACACCCATTATTGGTGAGAGAAAAAACCTTATAAATTACTTTATAAATAATAAGTTGAAAGAATTGACAAATAATTTAGGAGATTTTTAATTATGGTTACAGAAACATATGTCCCACTTTTTCATGAAATCCTTGAACAAGTACATAAAGCAAAGACGAAAGATGAAAAAGTTGCGATTTTAAAACGATACAATAGTGCTGGATTGCGTTGGTTTTTAAGAGCTGCTTTTGACCCAGACGTTGAATGGTTATTGCCGAAAGGTAGTGTTCCATTCATAGCGAATGATGCCCCAGATGGTACAGAACATACAAGATTACATAGAGAATATAGAGCTCTTGATAATTTTATATCACTTCTTGGCGTTATTGCTAAACCTGCTCTTTCACAAACTCGTAGGGAAACACTTTTTATCCAACTATTAGAAGGATTGAGTGCCGGCGAAGCAGATTTGTTAGTACAAGCAAAGGATAGAAAACTAAGTAGGGTTTATAAAGGTTTATCAGTTCCAGTTTGCAAAGAAGCATTTAATTGGAATGATAACTTCATGTTGAGCACTTAACATGGGAACTAGGGTAAAGATATAGCAACAGATTTTTAACCTAGTATAAAATAACAAATTTGAGTTGCAAGGTGATTATATCATGGCAAAACAAACTATGACAAGAACTCAAAAGTTCTTAAATGCGCTTCTTAGAGGCGAATCTATTTCTTGGGCAAATGTCCAGAAAAGATATGGTTTCAAGTCCCCAAGAACTGTCGTTGACGGTTTTAGAAGACGAGGCTACTGTGTTTATGCAAACGCTAATGCAGACGGTACTTCGTATAGAATTGGCACACCAAGTCAATCTATTATCAAAGCGGGATTAGAATCAGTTTATGGGTTATAATACCCACTAATCGGTTAGTGGAGTCTTGTACCCACAGGACTCCATTTTCATTCATTTACAATTTCATGAAAAATTTACCATATAAATAAATTCATGAGATTATCTGTAAGAGGTTGTGATGCCGAAATCAAAGAAAAAACGAAATTAGCTGCAAGATGGTATCTTGACCATCTTTTGTCTAAAAGACTTCAAACCAAACTTTCAATTTCCATTCTTTATAGTGATACTCTTTTTAAAAAACAAAAAATAGAAGGGGAATGTATATGGAATGATGAAATTGATACCCGTAGACCAAAAAAATTTACTATCAATATTGATAATGGATTAAGACTTAGAAATAAACTCATAGCATTAGCACACGAAATGGTACATCTCAAGCAATGGACAAAGGGTGAAATGTATGAATATGTTAGAGATGCGAATAGATATAAGTGGAGAGATACAGTATTAAATATTAAAAAATTGGATTATTATGATTTACCATGGGAAGTAGAAGCACACGGCAGAGAAATCGGCATGTATGTGCGTATGTGTGAAAAACTTAAATGGTCAAAAGAAGCTTGGACACAGGAAGTTGCTACATATGGTAATGGAAAATTTGGATTATCTGATGTGCTTCGAAAATATAATAATGTGGAATAAAAAGTTTGACAAATTCACTTAAATAGAGTATAATTTTTAAAATGCCAACATATGATTTTTTGAATACAAAAACAAATAAAATGGAAGAAGTTTTTATGTCCATTTCTGAAATGGAAGAATACTTAGAACAAAATCCACATATCAATATAGCACCTGCTGCTCCAGCAATTGTATCTGGTGTAAACACAGAACAGAAAATGGATACGGGGTGGAAAGAGACTTTACAGAAGATTTCAGAAGAACATCCGAACAGTCCACTTGCAGATAGATATGGAAATAACAAGACGATTAAACGAAAACAGAGTGAAAGAGTGGTTAAACAACACCTAGATAAACAAACGAAAGGTAAGAAATGATATAAATATTATAATGATACGAGCTAGAAATTTCAGCATGACCTTCGATATTAAAGTATCATTAAAAAAAGGTTTGCAAGCTTTGAAATCAATCAGCTCATGTATCAATAGGGGGTTGTTGCATGACAATCCCTTTTTCAATAGGGGTTAGTAGATAATGTCAGTAAAAAAGAAAGCAAAAGAAATTACAGATTCTCAATTGGTTAATATAAAACCAGTTACGGATAATCAAAAAGTAGCATTTGAAGCGTTTAAAAAAGGACAAAATCTTTTTCAATATGGTGCTGCAGGAACAGGAAAAACTTTTATTTCATTGTATCTTGCACTTAAAGAAGTTTTGAATTTAAAAACTCCATATCATAGAGTATGTCTTGTTCGTTCATTAATGCCAACAAGAAATATAGGATTTATTCCTGGCGATGAAGATGATAAAACACTTTTGTATCAAACGGTATATCAAAATATGGTGCAATTTATGTTTGAACAACCAAATGAAGTTGCATTTAGTTCGTTGTATGATAGGTTAAAAACACAACAAACTTTATATTTTCTTTCAACTTCTTTTCTTCGAGGATTGACTTTTGATAATTCTATTATTATTGTAGATGAATCTCAAAATTTAAATTTTCATGAACTAGATACTATCATTACGAGAGTTGGTCAAGATAGTAAAATTATTTTCTGTGGAGATATGGACCAAACTGATTTGGTTGAAACAAGAGAGAAAAATGCTATTTTAGATTTTACTAGAATTCTTGAACAAATGGAAGAATTTACATTGATTGAATATAATCTTGGCGACATAGTTCGTTCAGGGTTTGTCAGAAATTATTTAATTAATAAAATTAAACTAGGACTTGTCGGTGGCCAATAACGAAAAATATATATTATGAATATAGGATATTATTATGTGCGAATTATATGAATTTAAAAGAGAAATAAAGTATGTTCCTAAAATTTCAACAAAAAATGTAGATAGAAAACGATATTATGTAACACCAGAAGGAATTCTTTATCCTTCTATAACAACAGTTTTATCAAACAGAAACAAAGAAGGATTAGTTGAATGGCGACAACGAGTTGGAGAAGATGTTGCGAATCATATTGCTAGAACTGCTGCTAGTCGTGGTTCTGCTGTTCATAAAATGTGTGAAGATTATTTGATGAACCAACACATTTATAGTCCAAGAGATTTTGCAAAACATTCACAAAGACATTTTCTTGGATATTGTTTATTTAATAGACTAAGAGACCAAGCATTAAAAAATATTGATAATATATATGCACAGGAAACTGCATTGTGGTCAGATAAATTAATGGTTGCTGGTAGAGTGGATTGTATTGCGAAATACAATGGAATGCCTAGTATAATTGATTTTAAGACATCAAGAAGTGAACGAAATGATGAATGGAATGAAAACTATTACATACAAGCAACTGCATATTCTCAGATGTTTGAAGAAAGAACTGGAACAAATATAGACCAGATTGTGATTTTGGTTGTAACAGAAGATGGAACTGTCCAAGAATTTGTTAAAGATAAAAAAGATTATTTACATCTACTTGATGAATCTATAAAAGTTTATTCACAAGAAGATAACATGCAAGGTCTTAATGCATAACGAGGGGCTATAGGCTAATCTGGGAAACCATTTCCCTTGCACGGAAAAATTACGGGTTCAAATCCCGTTAGCTCCATACTTGACAAATTGTTTTTTTATGTCATACTTATAAATAAACCAAGTAATCCGTTAAGTAGGATTGTAAGACGTGGGTTCAATTCCCACCGCCTCCATGAATTAATAATGATGTGAGGGGGCGTCCTGGATTCGATTGCGATACGAAAGGGTTATGTTAAACAACCGATAACTTTGATTATCAACTAGCTGCTTAAAAAAAAGTGGTGGGAGTTTGGTGGTTTTCTTGGCAACAGAAAAACCACCGCTATTAGGATGGAAAAATTATGCAAGTAGATATCATGTCAGAAACAAAAATGTCATTTAAAACGCAAAGAACATTCGAATTAGAAGTAGAACAAATAGTTAAAAATTATAAAATGTCGCATATGCAGGCGGTATTGCATTATTGTGAGATGAATGATATCGACCCATCATCAATTGGACGATTGATATCCAAAACATTAAAACAAAAGATAGAATCAGATGCGAGAGATTTAAATTTCTTTCCAAAGGCAGGGAAACTTCCTGATTTATAATACAATGGATTCATATGATGCATACAAACTATATCTTGGGTTGAAGGCACATTTTGAAAAAGGTAATTATGATTTTATTCAATATGGTGGTAAGACAAAATCAACCAAAGAATCTTTTTTTAAAAGAAATGACAGAAAGATTTTCTACAAGGCATCTAAAACACATTCAAACCCAACAGATTTAAAAAATTATTACATTGCAAATTTTGTTCAATCACATAAAGGTTGGATTGGAGAATTTTCTGAAAAGAATTATTCTGATTGGAAAAAAAGAATGGAAAGTTTATCTTATACTTTCGAACAAAATATTTTATTGTTGATAAATGAAATTTGTATGGATAAAAATGATTATAATATAAATAATTTTGAATACATTTTTGAATGTGAGAAAGGAAAACATCCAATTCTTTTAAAAGGCTATCTTGCAAAAAGGATTTTTCCAGAAACTTTAATTATATTGGATGATATCGTTTCTTATTTTAAAGAATGGGATAAGATGCTAAGTGACGATATAGTGTGGCCAGAAGAAAAAATCTTTCTTGATAAGTATCGAAGATTTCTTGAATTTGATAAGACCAAATATAAATTTACTTTGCAGAAATTGGTAAAATCAAATTTAGGAGATTAACGAGAGTGGATAAAATAAAGAAGTTGTCAGAAAATGAGTGGTTATTGGTCTATACTTCAAATAATTATATTAAGAAAACTAAAGAAGTACACATTAATTTTGATGTATCTAAGATGAATCAAATGGGTATTTGGAATGTTTCAGATGACAATTTACGAGACTTGACAAACGATAAAAAATAAAGTATAATATACTAAATATGTTTTATATCATGAAAGAAATTGGATAAGACAAATATGTACACATAAGGAGAAACGATATGTCGTTAGAGTCATTAAAACGAAATAGTGGTTTAGACAAACTACTTACTGCAGTCGAAAAAGAAACTGCACCTGCTGATAAACAAAGTTTTGTTGATGAAAGATTTTGGAAACCAGAACTTGATAAAACAGGAAATGGTTACGCTGTTATCAGATTTTTACCAGCACCAGATAAGGAAGATATGCCATGGTCTAAACTTTGGAGTCATGCATTTCAAGGTCCAACTGGTCAATGGTACATTGAAAATTCATTAACAACTTTGAATCAGAAAGACCCTGTCTCTGAAGCAAACACACTTCTTTGGAATACTGGAAATGAACCAGACAAAGAACTTGCAAGAAAGAGAAAGAGGAAACTTAATTACTATTCTAATATTTTAGTAGTAAGCGACCCTAAACACCCAGAACATGAAGGTAAGGTAAGACTTTTCAAATATGGAAAGAAAATCTTTGACAAATTGATGGAAGCAATGCAACCACAATTTGAAGATGAAAAACCTGTTAACCCTTTTGACTTTTGGAAAGGTGCTAATTTCAAATTGAAAATTAGAAAAGTTGATGGTTTTTGGAACTATGATAAATCTGAATTCGAAAAACCTAGTGCTGTGATAGACGGAGATGACAAGAAATTGGAACAACTCTGGCATCAAGAATACTCACTTGCTGAATTTACTTCGACAACTAATTTCAAATCATATGGTGAATTGAAAGAAAGGTTTGAAAGAGTAACTGCTGGTACTACTACTGTTGGTAATGCCGCTGATTTAACTGAAACTGCATCTGCACCATCAGTTGATAGTGATACTGCACCATCAGTTGGTAGTGATACTACATCATCTGATGATGAAAGTATGTCTTACTTTGAGAAACTTGCTCAAGAGTAGGTCTTAAACCTAGAGGGGAATTCTTTGAGTTCCCCTTTAAACTCCATATAAAAATTGACCATAAACTGGGTCAGGATTATTCATATTTGTAGATTGATGAGTATGAGATTGACTATTTTGAATTACATCTCCACCTTTTGAAGTAACTATATTTGTTGCACCCTTACCCTTATCTGTTTTAGCGAGTGCATTTTCTTTAATGTTATCTGCGAATTTTTCATCAATTTTAGCAGATGTAAATTTATGTTTATCTACTACTTCTTCATCGCCTTTTCCACTACCAGGTAATGTTACACCCATCATTTCAGCAACTTTT